GCTCATATCGAGCGTCGCCAGATGACCACCAGGTAAACTGCCTTGTTGCGCCATACGTTGATTCGGCGTCTGATCAGTAAAACCGATCATAGAGCCGACGTATGACTCCTCCAAAAGAGGAACCAAGGTAGTTTGGATTGCCTGTTGAACCCACTGCAAAGCGGTGGGCTCGGCGGCTATAATCCTGGGTGTCTTTAGCGTCTTAGGAACCATGAGAACCCTACTGGGCGTCTCTTGATCCCTAGGGGCGAAGTTGACACGATCAATCCGGGCATAATACCGCGGATTGGGGATTCCGAATTCAGCATAGCTGAATTCTTCCTCCAAACGCAGGGGCCAATAAACCAGATCGTACTTTCTGTTTCCAGACAGACGATCGGCAGTAGCCCCTGGACCGTGTTTTGGTTTGATATTGCCCTCCAGGATGGATTGCTCCACCGAAGATAAGACACCACCAAACAAAAGAGAGGAACACCTAGCCAGGTCCAAAAGGACCGTGTCAGGATCTTCATCCCATCTCCCAACTTCGCAATCGATATCAATGAATGATTTAAATGCCTTGAACTTTCGTGCGGTTGAGCACTCCAGCTCCAACTTACCGAAGACACCAGATAACTGTCGAACGGCAAACACGGCATCTATGATTTCATCACTGAGATCATGCAGCATGCCATTTTCATCGAAGATGATCCGAAGGAAACCTCCTAGAAACAGGGGGCGGCCTGCACTATCGCATTTAAAACGCGCGAAAGTGACGTCGGAAACCGAACCTAGGTCAAGAGCCTTTTCAAAGGCCTTGCCAAAGTCTGGCAAAGTTATCGTCAGAAACGATAACCCTTCATCTTCAACACGTCTAAGGACAGTCTCAACGTCCTTAGAGGCGCTTGTGTGACATACGCTCGCGAGTTCATTTGCGAGCACACGCCAGAGGGTTAATTGGCTTTTCATCGTACCTACTTCCGTAGGGAAACGAGTCCAAGTCTAACTAAATCCTCAAATCAGTTGGAAGGAACCAGAATCAGTTCTCTCCACCCAGGAGCTGAGTAACACGAGCTCCAGTAGAAGCAGTCAGGTAGGCAACAAGGCCGTCCACAACCTGCTTCTGCTCTGCGACGGAATACCCCACAGTGGGGACATCCACGACCAGATAGGAAGACATCGACACTGGGATCGACTGACCCACCATAAGCGGATCAGTAGCGATCTTGCTGTCGTCCAGACGAATCATATGACGCACGCGCTTCCCGTACTGATGGGAAACACTAAGTGCGTCAAGACCGTCTGAAGTCTTGAACTGACCAGAGTTCACGCCCGAAGAAACACGGGCGAGACTCTTAGC